CCCCCCCATTTGTCGGCTCGGTTGTTTCTATTAAGTCAGTCCAGTTTCGCCCACCCTGCCGTATAGCACCCATTTTCATGTCGTCCGTATGGAACGATGGACCAAAGCCGCTGCCACTGTCATGCCTGCGTTTAGTAATCGCCAACAGCCGCCTAACGGTTTCCTCTTTCAGGTAATACTTTTCCGCTACGCTATCTTCCAAAATGTCTTTCAAGAATATGCGGCGGTCTTTCGGCTGTGGTATGACACTTTGAGGCACACCGAATAAATCTGCTTGCCGTGTCCGTATGTTAGTCCAATAGATGCGCTTTCGCACTTGCGCCGACACTAACGCACTGTTAATGTGAACTCCCTTAACGCCTATCGCTTCGTCTATTATGTATTCCCACTGCTTGTCCATTTTCACGTTTTCAAGCAAGAAATACACTTCGGGGTTACTTTCCTTTACCTCCTGCAATATCCGTATATACTCCCAAAACAGATAGCTTTGCCCCTCAAACTCAAAACCCGCATCTTTCAATTCAAGGTATCTCGCCAAAGTGGTAACACGCTCATTCTGCTTGGTTCTCATACCGACACGTTTTCCTGCGAAACTGAACGACTGGCACGGACTGCCGCCAATAAGCAAGTCGATACGCCCCAAAGTCCGTGCGTCAATCTGTCTTACATCGCCCAACTGCACGGTGTCTGGAAAATTGTGCATCGTGTTATGGATGGCGTATTTGTCAACCTCGCTTGCATAATATCTTTCTATGGTAACGCCCAATTCCTGCAATGCAATTCTGCCACAACTCATGCCGTCAAAAAGACTTAATACTATCATATAAACTATCTTTTAAGCCAAACTTTATAATATCGCCAGTCAATGCAGCCTTTGTCACACTCCTGCACCAAACAGCCGCTAACAGCACAAACGCCATATCCTGCATTATCTTTGTCTTGCTGATAAGCCAAACAAGTACGACACAAAGCCACTTTCATACGGAGCATTATTTAAGACTAACAATTAAGAAATAAATGCTGAAACAGCCCTAACTCTGTACTTGCCGCTGGCCTTAGTGTAGTTGCCCGCGGTGCCGTAGGTGAGGATCAAGAGCCAAGCGTAGGGCGCGCTGTACTCGGTGGAAGTCCAGTACCAATCTTGTACGATTTCGTCTTTGTCAATAAATCGCAAAGCCTCGTTGACGGCTTTAAGGTTGGTATAGATAAAGTACATTTCGCCCAAGCTCGGTATGTACCAGCCATCGCTCAATTCAATGGCTTTGTTAAGCCCTATTTCTTTAAGGTGTTCGGTGTTGGCTTCGCCGTTCCAATCTGCTACGGCATCCAAATAGATATTTAGGTAGAACGCATTGGCGTTGGTCGTACCTTTCTTGTTTGTCAGTGTGATTTCGTCACCGTCTGCCATGTCTTGAAGTGCCACAACCAAAGAGCGACTGCCATACTTGATGCCTATGCCCTTAATGCTTCCGTCCGTTGGTTCAGTGTCATTGCCGTTAAACAGAATGGCTCTTCCGTCTGTCTGCACGATATAAACACCGTCCGGCATTTCATCCGCTTGGTTAAACACTATCGGCTTGCTTGTCCGCTCGCCGTAATTCAGCACAAATTCATAAGCCGCCTGTGCGTCTTTGATGTTGCCCCACTCTTTGAGCAAGTCAAATCGAAGTTGTTGTAATTCTGTCATTTTGTTGTTATGGATTTTGGGATTAATCTTTTAAGTAATATGGTGTGCTATACCCTGCGCCTTTCAATGGTAGGTCTTTGCACCAATCAATAGGTTGGCTGAACAAGGCTTCCACATCGGATAACGTCTGCCCTTTGTCGGCTTCCACTATGATTTCATCGTGGATGTGGAAAACTACGTTAAGCCCTTTTTCTCTTGCTCGTAATATCACGATGCCTAAAATATCGCGGGCAATCGCCTGTACCATGTTCTCCGTGAGTTTGCCGCCGTATGTGCGTATCTTCCCCCACTTCTTGGTAGTTTGGTCCAAACCCTCATATTCTATGACATCGTGGTCGCCACGCCAACCGTCTGCGTATTCAGTGCTGATGCTCGCCCGTGGGTAACAGATAGTGCGCCCGCTTGGCAGCGTCAATGTCAGCACCCCCCACTTTCGGCTTACGACAATGCCCCTGTGGATAGTGACGCTTTCGCCTGTCTTAATGGCTGTGATGGCCGCTTTCTCGGCAATAGACCATAAGCGTACTATTTTCGGATTGCTATCCCTCCACTTATGCACTATATCCTTTTCCTCGCTTTCGGTCAGACCTAAGCGAGAGCCGCCCATCGCCTCCAATGCCGACACACCGCCGCCATAGCCCAGAGCCAACACTGCGACTTTGCCGCGCTGCCGCAAGTTGGCATTTCGTCCATGTTTCTCCACTGGAACTCCAAACATACGGCTCGCCGTCTCACAATATATGTCGCGTCCGCTTTTGAACACATCCAAAACCCACTGCTCACCCGCAAGCCATGCTATCACCCTTGCTTCGATAGCGGAAAAGTCGCAAACGTGGAATGTCTTGCCCTGCTCTGCTATAAAAGCGGTTCTGATAAGCTCACTGAGGATTTGGGTAACATTGGCGTAATTCAGTTCAAACTCGCTTAAATCGCCTTGCTTGACCAAATAGCGGGCTTCGTCCAAGTCCTCCAAATGGTTCTGTGGCAAATTCTGGACTTGCACCAACCGTCCTGCCCATCTGCCTGTACGCGCCGCGCCGCAAAACTGCAACAATCCATGTATGCGACCATCCGTGCATACACACGCTTGCATCGCATTGTACTTTTTGTTGCTCGTCTTGCCCATTTCCTTACGGAGTTGCAGCACTCTTTGGGCTTTTGGCCAATATTTCAGCTGCTTGTCTAAATCGTCTAAGTTCTTTTTGTTCAAACTCTCAACGGTAAAGCCAGTTGCCCTTCTGATATAGTCCTTAATCTGCTTCGGGCTGTTAGGGTTTTCCATACCCGTGAGTTCCTGCGCCTCTTTCAGTAATTGTGCCTTGTATTCTTCATCGAAACGTGCGGCGGCATCCACCAAAATGCGGTCAATCTTCACTCCACGGTCGTTAATCTCTTGGTCGGCTATGTACAGTTCTTCGTCAAAGTCGGCGGGCTTCAATCTTCTTACTTTCGCCAAAATCTGCTGCTCCACCTCCACATCACGAATGTTGTACTGCTTGAACGTTTCCCACTTGTCGGGCGCGTCTGTCGGATAATGCCTGCCGTTCTTTCCGGGTACGGAGAAATAGCGTATAAGTGCCTTGCCCTCCGTCATCTTTCCATTGGCCAGTTTCAGCACCTCGCCGCATTGTCCTAACGACAAAGGTAGGCCCATACGAGCTGACGCTACCATTGTGCATTTCCATTGTGCCGGGTCTAACGGCTTGGCATAGCCAAAATACTTGCTGATGCAGATACGCTCAAAGGTTGCATTGAACGCCGTCTTTGTCACGGCCGGTTCGGTCAGTCCACGGCGAATGTCGTCGGGCAACTGCTCGCCGCTCGCGAAGTCCACGCAATGCACCGGCCCACCGTCAACACAATAGCCAAAAAGCAATATCGTGAAGTCCGGGGCTTCCACATAACGGTACACGCCGCAAGTAGCCAAATCGTAGCTGCTGTAGGTCTCTATGTCAATGCCTATTTCTGTCATGTCGGTATGTCTTTGGTGGGTAAAGGAAAAACAGTCCTGCAAGCATTGGCGGCTTTCCGGCTTTTTGTCTGTAGCTCGCGCCTTTCACTGCCTTTCCACGGTCGGGATTGTTTCTGACGCTCCCTTTTCCTACACCGCCTTATGCTTATAGGTCATCGTCATCTTCTTCATCGTCAATGTCGGCAAAGTCGGCCTCGGCTGATACCCTGCCGCCTAAATGCTCATCGTCCTTAAACTTCATGATGTTGTTAAGTCCGCAAGCCACGCCCTTGTTGCCGCTCTTGTCGTATGCGAAGAACGATACGGACACGATTGCCCATACGCCGCTGTACACTTCTTCTTCGTCAACGATAGGCACTTTCTTACGGTCAACGACACCGGGCCGCGTTCCACTCTTGGCGTTGACGAAGAAATGACCGCTATATACGTCATCGTCTTTCTCGTCACCGTCACGCAACGGCATATCCAGCTTCTTGGGTTCTTTGCCGCCCCACTTGCCTACCACGCCGGCTTTCTTGGCCGTCTCTATGGCTGCTTGCAGAGCCTTGACGGTCTCTTTCTCTTCTTTCGGGATAAGTACGTTTGTCATGTACTTGCCATCCTCGTTGTCGCCACCGGGGTTGTACTTGGCGAAAACGTGTGTGTAGCTCAATCGGCATGGGCCGAACACTACCTTGTTGTCTTTGATAATTGGAGTAATCATTGCTTTATTGAATTTTGGGTTTATAAATTAATGTCTTGGAAATCGCTTGCGGCGGCGTTGAACGCCTCGCGCTTGTCGCTGTCGGGTACTAATGTCGGCTTGCCTTGTGGCTTGTTGATGTAGTCGGCGCAAAGCTCGGCAAAGCGTTTCTTACCTATAATCTTTTCAAGCTCGGTAATGGTTCGTAGCTCCGTGGGCTTTATGTAGCTTTCCTGTGCAAAGCCATTATTCGCCAGCAAGTCCATTACGGCCTGTGGGTCGGTAATCTTACGGACGCTGCGCCCCTCCACCACCTTAAAGCCTTTGTACTGTACGCCGCTCAAAGCCTGTTGCAGCGCATACTCTTCAACGCTCGCAAGCCATATCTTGAAAGTGGGCAACAGCGGCAATATGGCTGTTTCCATTACAGACTGACCTATAAGCATAGGATTGGCGTTATGTTGCGCCGCCACGGTGCAAGTCTCGGCCAGCTTCTTACAGTGGCCTTTGACCTTGCAGAACTGACACCACGGCCCCGCCTCTTGTGCGCCATTTCCGCTGAAAGCCTCCTTTGCCTTTGGCCTCAATGTGTTTTCTGCCCACGAAAGCAGGTCGGGCGCGGATAACTCAAACTCGCTCAAGTTGTCAATACGCGGCTGTACGATAGTCATTCTTACATCCCTGATGTCATATTCAAGACTGAACGCATCGTATGCGCCCAACGCATAGATTTTCATTTGGGGGTTCTCGTATGCGGACACCTTTACGCCCTTGCCATATTTGAAGTCAATAATCTCCATGCAGCCGTCAGCAATAATCACTGCGTCCGCTGTGCCAAAGGCTTCTGGTATGTACTTCTGGAAGTCCAAACGTACCTCAACAAGCAAAAGCGCGTCTTTCGTCTTGGCTCTCGCGGCATTGAACTTTTCCAAAACGATAGTCTTGTATGTATCGGTGTGTTCGTCCATTTCGCCGCTATGGTACTGTTCGTTAAGCTCGCCTATCTCCTTTTCTTCCTGTTCGGTCGGCAAGCCTAAGAACTCTTTTAGCTTCTTGGCGCAATAGGCGTGTGCAAGTGTTCCCTCGGCGGCGTATGTGCTGCCTTTGTCCTCCACGTCCTTTTCAAGCCGTGGGGATGCCGTGCAATGCAGCCATCTGTGGGCTGATGACGGACTTAACAGTGCGTGTGCTGTTGCTCCCATAACGCTAAAATGGCAATTCCTTTCCTATCGTTCCGTCCTCTAACACTTTCAGCCCCTCGCACTCGTCAATGAACGCTTGCCGTTGCTCTGGCGGTAGCTGGCTTGGCAGGTCAGAGCCTAACAGAGCCGCAATCTGCTTGAACATGCCGTTAAGTGTACGGTGGTACTTCTTATAGGCTTCGCTATCCGTCTGCTCCTTATAGTCCTCGCCCTCTATGCGTTGGCGGGTCTTGTGCATCGCCTCCCGCACATCTGCCACGGTTAGCTCTTTGGGCTTTTCCTCTACGTGTGCTGGCTCGCTCGGCTTCGGTTGTTCACTTGTGGCGGTGTCGGCTTTCGCCTGTTCGCCACGTTCTTCAGCCTCTTGTGCTTCCGTTTGTTCGGGTATCACTTCGGACTGTGGTTGTGGTGCTGCTGCGTTTATGCTTATAGGCGGCAGCTGATTATGTGCAAGTATGGCCTTAACCAGAGCCACAACATCGGGAGTTACCCCCACATTGACCTGCACATTGATACTAAAGTCAGATTTCATACTATAATGCTTTAATCGTTAAGTGTCAATCTTAGTAGCTCGTCAATCTTTCGTCTGACCGCCCAAAAGCGGAAAAGACGATAGAATAGGTAGGCGGCTGCAAAACCTATGGCTTTCGCCAAGACAAAAGCCGTGGTAACGCTCATAGTGTCCGTGTCGCCCAAAATGCCTATCGTCGCAACGGTCGCGACCGCAAGCAAGGCATAGTATCGCCAATTCGTCAGAATGGCTGTAAGTTCTTTTCTGTTCATAGGTACATATTCTGCCAGCATCTGATTATCTCTGCGCCCGTTGTCACCTTGCCACGCCCTGCTTTGCGGACGCGGAATTTCAACAGGCCGTCCGTCTCGTATCGTGCGATGGTGTGCCTTTCCACACGCAAAGCGTCCGCCGCCTGTCTTTGGTTGTACAAACCAGTTGGCAACACATCGGGTTTAGTAGTAATCATAACTCGCTTTTCGTTATTGATATTTTGCTGTTAGTGTAATCCGTATCTACGCTGTATTTGCAGCCGTCCACGTTTTGCAGTTGGTACGCCACCGACTTTGCATTGTCGCAAGCCCGTCCGTTTGGCAATTCAAACACGCGCGTTTCTCCAGCTGCCATGTTCCTTAAATCGCTTCTTGTTACTTTTTCCATTGCTGTTTGTTTTTAAGTTCTCGAAGTCGGGGCGCATGAACATTTCGCCTACTGCCGTATGCTGCCACGCATCCCATGCCTCCGCCATTTGCTTTCTCTCTTCGGGGCTGCGTCCGTCCAGCAGTTCTTCTGCGCCCCCCCCGTTGAGCAACCCTGCAAGGATTGCCGCGAACAAGCATCTTTGTCTGATGCCTCTTTCTTTTTCGTTCATAATGCCAATTTTTATTAATTGTTACTTACTTTGTTAGTTATACCTTTGGCGGAAAAGAAAAACTGCCGTAAATTTGCAGTTGGTACTATTGGGAGTTGGGCAAAAGTCCGACAGCCTTTCTTGTTTCCGTTTGGGTAGTTACTTACTTATATCGGATGCAAAGTTAAGACAAAATATCGTCACTTCAAAATAAAAGTGGCGAATAATCGTCGTTATTAACATTTTTTATATTTATGATGCCGTATCAGACAATAAATGAGCGGATAAAAGCCATATTAGACACATACTATAGTGGCAACACAACCGCAATGGCGAAAGCCACTTACATAAAGAGGACTACCCTTAACAGCATAACGGGTGCTGATGAGGTAAGTCCACGTTACGAAGTTCTTAAAAATATTGCCGAATTATCGTCACCAAAAATTTCGATGGAGTGGCTTATACGCGGTGTTGGGGATATGGAGCTAAGGGATGATGATAAGTCTATTCTGTATCTCGCAACCGGTATTTTCCTAAAGCCGGATGAGTGGGATAACAGAACGAACCAGTGTATAGGCAAAAGCGCACGCAAGGTAAACTCTGTGCTATCCACGCTACTGTTGCAAGTTTCCAACCGCATATTGGAACTTCGCGAAAGTGGGATGTACCCCAAGCTCACCAATGCGCAACTGCGGCAAATGCTCACCAACTTGGAACTGGATGCCCCCACGGTCGGCGTTCCTACTCTCGGTGCGATGTTCGACAAAGTGATAGCTACGAAGTCGGGCGGCACAAAAACGCTGTTTGAGCAAACACTGAACAAGGTAAACGCCTACTGTGGGGATGCAAATGCCGTCCACTTTGGCGACATAACAAAGTCGTGGGTGGTCGGCTTCATGAACTCAATGCCCAAACTTTCCGTAAACAGTAGGGCGATGCATCTGCGCAATCTCCGCAACGTGGTAAACTTCGCCATTGATGACGGCATAACCCACACATACGCTTTCCGCAATTTCCATATACCGACAGAGGAAACGGCAATGCGCGTCCTGCCGATAGCAAAGCTGCGCCAACTGCTCGCCCTGCCGCTAAACAAGGTAGATAGTGAGTACCGGGACATATTCATGCTCGGCTTTTATCTGATTGGCATTAACATGAAAGACTTAGGCGGCTTGACCCACGCAAACTATTTTGACGGACGGATAGAGTACCGCCGCGCAAAGACCGGAAAGCTATACAGCATAAAGGTGGAAGATGAGGCCGCCGCAATCATTGAAAAGTACAAGGGCAAACGGCATTTGCTCGCCCCGTTTGACCGCTACCGCTCCCATACGGATTACCTACAACACTTCAACAAAGCCCTGCGCCGCATGGGGCCAATCAAGACGGACAAGAACGGCAAACCATTGTACACAGACAACCACTTGCCGATAATGCAGCCATTAGAGCCAAACATAACATCGTATTGGGCGCGTTACTCGTGGGCCACGTATGCGGCTGACTTGGATATACCAAAAGACACGATAAGCGAGGCGTTAGGACACGTTCACGGCTCAAAGATAACGGGTGTGTATATCAAATTCAGTAGGGACAAGATAGATGCGGCAAACCGCAAGGTCATTGACTATGTGCTGCAAAAATAAACTCCGCTATTTGGTCTCTTTTTCCAGATGCTCCCTTATGCAGTCATTGATGAACTTGTTACGGTTGGGCTGCGCCTTAACGTACTCCAATAAATCGTTGCACAGCTTCAACGAAAACTGTGTAGTGGTCGCCCCTGCTGATGAGCCTTTGGGACGGCCCCTGCCCCTTTTCTTAACCTCGGTTTCTTCCATATTCGTAATATATAACAGCGCAAAGATAGTGCAAATATTTGGTGTTACCTAATTTTTCGTTAAAAGTTTCAATCAAATATTGGCGGTGTGGCGAAAAACACTTACCTTTGCAAAAACAAAAGCGATTGGAGCGGCTTTGTGACCGCTCCGTGGCTCTTACAGTAGCGTTATTATAAACTCTATTTTCAGATGCCACAACCTAAATGAAATTGAGAACCTCATAAAGATTAACCGCTTTGTTGGGCGGTTTAGGCCGCCCGCCTCGCCTGAAACTATTATCAGGACTTTACGCCCTTAGCGGTGCAACGCTAAGGGCGTTTTGCTTGTCAGTAGTTGAGCATATTCCAAAGCTCGCTAATGTTTATTCTGTCCTCCTCTGGGAGTGTGTAGTACTCATCCTTTTCAAATAGATGGTTTAACGCTCCGATTAGGTTACACTTCTCGTCACAAGTCATCGTGATAATTCTGTCGAACTTCTTGTTGTCTTTTGCTGTCATAGTTTCCGACTTAACCGTGTTGTCGTAGGGCTGAATTGTTGTTTATTTCTTTATCTGTTACAAAGGTACAAATATTTTTCAGTAACACCAAATAATAATACAATTATTTTCGGGTATCACTCATTATTTAACCATTATTAGTAATACCAATAAATAAAAAAGCCGTGGTTACTTTCACAAGCGGCCACGGTCGAGCATTATAGTACGAAAAGAAAGTTTACAGTTTTCTTTTGGTGTATAGGAATATCAGATAAAGCAACGCCGCAATGCAGCATAATGAGACGGCGTATTTGACAACAGTACGCTTGTGGCTTTGTATCTGTTTCATGGCGGGCTGTTCCTGCTTGACGCGCTCCTGTACGCCGTTGACCCGGACAAGGCTTGCACGGGTGCTGTCCTTTTGCTGCGATATGCCGTTGCGCCGTTTGTCGTTGTATGCACTTGCATAGCGATACAGCCTAACGCCTTGCAACACCATACGGCCGGCACTGTCTCTGTATATCGCGCCGCCTCTGTCAACAAATAGCACAGTCTCATAGGTAACGCCGTATGCGTCAATCTCGGACGTGTCAACAACCGCATCACCTATATATACGCTGTCATACACTGTTTTTGTCGTATCAACACTGACGGTTTCCGTCACGGTCTTTTTTACCTTGCAGCCCATTAGCAACAAAGGCAGCAGCCATAAAATCGTTTGCTTCATGCTTCACGATATTTTAAGGCGTTAATGCGATTGAGCCAACCGTTCCTGTATTTCTTGTTTGCAGGACGGCTTTTGCAAATCCTGTCAATGTAGGCTATACGCTCCGTTTTGAGTTTGGCAAACAACGTAGCCGGGTCTTGGCTATTGACCGCCGACAACGTGGCGTTGCCCACAATGCCGTCAATCTTCACGCCCAAAACCTTTTGCGGCAACTTAACGCCGTATGCTCCGCTCGCCCATACCCAATCTACCAACATTTCGGCAATGGACTGGTTAACTATGCTGTCGGCTTTCCACTTATCCCAAAACATTGTCTTGAGAACGCCCAACCAATCAGCAAAACGGATGGACTTCAACCGCTCCACGGTCGGACTTGGATAGCCCTTGCGTTTGCAGTATGCCGCATAGGTCGTAAGGGTAACGCCGCACATCGTAGCACCGCCCAAATCGTCCGGGTCGTTAGCAAAAGCCTTTTTCCGTGCTTTCTCAAAAAGCCGCTCATTGGTCAGTCCCGCGCCAGTCGTGGCTGTCTCAAATCTGATGACGAAAGGCACAAATACATTTACATTAGCCATATCAAATATAATATCAAATAAACAACACTCGCCAGCAAAGCCCCTGCGGCCGTCATGGCAAAATCTATCCAATCCCATTTGTTGCCGTACAGCTTATCCTTGAACTCCAAAACCGCCGCCGCGACAACGCCGGCATACAAGGCCGCCCACGGTGTCAGAGCGCAAAGCCCAACCACAAAGCCGCCCGCCAGATGCTTGTATCGGTTGCTTTCACGCAACCAATCATGAATTTTGTTTTTTATCTTCATTGCTATTGATATTGTCCTTGTCGTTAATGCTGTTAAAACCCTGTTCCAACGCCTCGCCCACATCCTCATCCTTGCGCTTGGCGAAAGCCACGGCAAAGGCTTTCAAGAAATCGGCGATGCTCTTTTGCCTCACTTCGACCCCATGCAGGTAGAAGAAATGACCGAAAAAACTTTTTGCCTCGCAAAATACGGCTACGACTGTCGCCGCCAGACCTCCGTAAATGTGGCTCAACCCCACTGGCTCTATGGCCATACCGACAAACATACCCACGCATACCCATATAAGGTAGTCTATAAGTTTGTTGACGGTTCGGCGCAAAGCCCTTGAAGTTCGCCACCTGTATTGCAGCATCAATATCTTTTCGCCCTGTTTCTCCGCCTCCTTGTACCTCTTGCTGCTCTCGCCCCATCCAAAGCGGAAATCGGCAATCACGCATATAAGGATGGCGAGCAAAAGCCACCGAGCATCAACAATAATCATCACCAACTCATTGCTTAATATGGCGGTGGCTGTCGCTCTCGTCCCGGTGCGCATTACCGCGTCTTTTTCAAACATATCTTTTCTTGTTATGCAATTCGTAAACAATCTGACCGTCTTTTCTCTCGACAATAACCATATAGCGTTTGGCGAGAAAATCAAGCAAACCAATATCCAGACGGTCAAGTGTCAATATGGTTGCCTCACTGTCAGTAGTCGCCATTCCGTATTCTCGTTAAAGTCCGTGTGCGTGTCCTGTACTTCCTCTTTATCGCCAGTACCTCGTAATGCCCTTTGATATAGACATACTTGAACTTGTCTTTGGCTATCATGTTCAACACCTTGCGCCTGTTGGCGTATTCGTTGCAATGCCGCAAGATGCCCAAATATGAGTTTATGCTGCAAACGGCGCGTATGATATGCCGCAAATCCGTGGCCGCGTTCAACCGTCTGACCGCCGCGATGAAGTTTGTCATAACGCGGTTGCATACGTAAGCACGGTATGGTTTCACAATCACGCCCGTAAACTCAACACCCTTTTTGTAGTGCTGGAAATAGAACTTACGCTCATTGAGCTGCAAGCCTAATGCGGCCAGTCTCATACGGATAATAGGCACTGCGTCAAGCAAAACTCCCTTGTCAGTGTGTACGGCATACATATCATCAACATACCGCCCATGATACACAATGCCTATTTTCTCGAAAAGCCAATCAACTACGTTAAGCAAAAAGTTCGCAAAGAGTTGGGCGAAAAGGTTGCCAATGGCCACACCTTTGCCCTCCCCATTAGTGAACAATGACTTGTTGGCTGGCAAATGCTCCCAGTAGCTCAAAGGGCTATGCCTTTCACAGTTCTTTTCGGGGCTGTGCAGAATTACCGTGCGGCACAAATAGCGCAAATCCTCCCTATCGCCGCCCGTGTAGTTCTTGACGACAAAAAGGTCAATCGCGTTAGCCAACAGTAATTTGTCAATGCTCATAAAGAAGCCCTTTAAGTCAAGTTTCATTATGTAGCAATCCTGCGTATAGTCGTCACTGCAAGCCTTGATGTCGGCTGTCAGCGTCTCAATGCCGTAAAGCTGCCCCTTACCCTTGCGGCAATTAAAGGTTCTTGGGCTGAACATCGCCTCGAAAAGCGGTATCAGCCGCAACGCAATGTAGTGGTGGATAATCCTGTCCTCGAAAGAAGCCGCAAACACTTCCCGATACCTCGGACGTGTCACGACAAAGCATATAGACTTTCCGGGCTGGTAGGTATGCTCGTTTATGCGGTCGCGCAAACTGACAAGGCGGCTCTCGTAGTCCATTTCATAGACTATCGCGCTTGCCGTTCTCCGCTTGTTGCGTCTGCAATCGAAGTACGCTTCCAAAAGTCCTTCTGTCGTTACCATATTATCTTCACGTTTTCTGCTTCCGTAAGAAGTGCTGAAACAGCCCTAACTCTGTTCTTGTTGCTGGCCTTAGTGTTGTTGTTCGCGTTGCCGTTGTTGAGGTTCAAGTTCCATGCGTTGGTCGCGCTGTACTCGGTGGCTCGCAATCTGTGGCGCATTGTCTTGTTCTTAACCGTGAATGACGGTACGCGCCCCATTTATTACGGAAAACTGCTCTCTTGGTCGGTCTTGACTTTCCAATTCCGGCTTACTCCTTATTCTTGCTTAAGGAGTTTTTCCACGCTGTGCTTTGCCTGCCTATCGCGTCCATAAGCTCGATGATGTTTGCGTGCCTGCTTCTTCCTTTTATCCACTGCCTTTCTCCCGCTTTTCTGATTAGCGTTTTCAAGACTTGGAATTTGGTCTGAAAGGCGGTCAAGTGTGATATTCTCACATCGTGTTCCCTATTCATGTATGCCGCCGCGATTTCTTGCAGCAAGTCCACCGCCACATGGTGCATATCCGCGCCAATGGTAAACTTGTACTCCCTCGGAAAGTTCGGCGTGATGTTCAATATTTCATCGAACAGTTTTTCGCAATCAAGGTAGATGCGTGTGTTAGACACCAACTTAACCGTCTCTGCCATATCTCCTCATAGTGGCACGGCTTCCGCCGTGCCAAAGGTTAAAGACTAACAATTAAGAAATAAATGCTGAAACAGCCCTAACTCTGTACTTGTAGCTGGCCTTAGTGCTGCCGTACGCGCCGCCGTTGTCGAGGCTCAAGATC